TCTCTGCCATATATAGAATCCAGGACGCCATGTCGGTGCAGTCTCTGACCACCCTGTTTCGGGAGGTGTAACTCCATCTGTTGAACTAGCATACTCGCAAACAAACTTCTTAACTGAACCCTGTGCCTGTTTGATTGCTTCTCCAGCCTTTTCTTCAACTTCTGTAACCCTTAGCGATATCTTCTTATTAGACAGGCTTAATTGCGCCATCTTGTCATTGATGCCTTCCTGTTCCTTTGCGATTATATCTAGTTTCAATGATTCCTGGTCCTGCTGGACCTGCAGTTTTCTGATTCGTGTTGTATTAGATACACGTTTCACTGTCTTTTCTTCGTTCTTTGTTGTAACACTGCCATCAACTGTAGACATAGAGAACTGTCCACCCTTGTAATTGACAGTTAGATCCGATACAAAGAAAGTGAATTCATTACTGTTATAATTGACAAGAGCCCCAGGAAGAAGGTTATCAATCGATATCATCGTGACATTCTTCACCTGATTGAAAGTCAATCCTTTAAGTCTGTCATAGATGCTGTCAATAATGCTCTGTTCATCTGCATATAGATTAGTTGAATCAATAAACAGCGTATTTCCTGTCTCGTCGCCTTTAGAAAGAGGATTGAGACCATTTTCAGCATATACTCTTGTGAGTGTATACACTTCATTCTTTTCATAGTCTGTTAAATCCTGTGTAGTTGCAAAGGCAGTCTTTTCAATAGGAACAAACCTAATAGAATCAATCCCCTCTGCATAGACATTTGCTGCAAACAGTTCAGCAATCCACCCAAGATAGTTTCTTATCACAATCGTGTTATCGTACCATGATACGCTCTTATCGAGAACGTACTGCGGTATTCCTTCACGAATAATAGAAAGACCAGTCAGACTTTCAATCTCGTCTAGCTGGTCTTTTATAGTGACAGGATAAGACAGTTTAGTATCGTATGCTGTATCAAGAGAATAGTTGTTGTCATACATCTTGAGAGTAAGTTCCTTGGTGTACTTCTCCGGCTGATCATACACCTTGAAGTATCTTGTATCAGATGCATCATTCTCCTTGACTTCCCAGTACTTGCTGATGTCGATATTGTCAAGAATGCCGTCATAATTATCGAACTTCATTGTCAGTTCAATTGATGGCACGTTGCCTATCATACGGCAGTCAGCAAAAGAGACAGACATCTTATAATCAAGAAGTCTGTCCGTTACATTTGTCTCTCCATATTTTATAAGCATATAATCACACCTCAATCAGAGAGAAAGAGAATGAATCTGCCTTTAGACCAGACTGCACTCTCTTATAATTGTACTTCTTATTTGAAGCATACATCTTCTTGGTTCCTCTGATACCATGATCAGGAATGTAGAGTTCTGCCGTGAACTCTGCCGGAGTGAGTACCTTCAGAATATTCATTACATCTGTGAATGTATTCAACTTATATGTACATGTAATCTTAAGCATGTTAGAACGTATTCTATTTCTTCTTAAGATGCCTGTTGAAACAGGTCTGACACTATCCGAATCTAAATCATTGATTTCTACGCTGATATCTGAAGGAGTCGGAATAAGTGTTCCGTTTATCTTGATTTTCGCTTCATCTGCCATTTATTCCACCTCCTAATAGTCAAATACAGGCTTGCCTGTGCGTGCTTCATAGTCCTTAATATTGTCAATCACCATCTTAGTGATTACTCTGCCATCATCAAGTACCAATTTAATGACGTAGGTAGCGCCTGTGCCGTCATTCTGAGAAAGTGATAATCTTTCTGAAATCTTTTCAGCAATCATATCAAGTCCCTGTGTGTTTCTCTGTAATGGTATTACTGCTTCTGTTCCTGCTTCACCAATATTGGCAATAGTGGATGCACTTACGATACCACCTTTTGCGAGTCTAGGAATCCTAGGAATTGAGAATCCTTTTCCACCGACACCAGGAACCCAATCAGGAATCTTTATCTTGCCGATACCACTTAAGAATTTGTTAATTCCATCAATCATAAAATTCAATGGAGCCTTGAAGATGTGTCCTAATCCGGAAACAATGCCCTCAAATATCTGCTTAACACCAAGCCATGCTCTCCTCCAATTGCCTGAGAACACGCCACCGATGAAGTTAGCTAGACCCATGAAAATAACCTGTACGGAATTGATGATAGGACCCATGTAGTCTCTGAACACCTTGACGACATTCTTAACCGTTTCAAACACATTCTTCCATTTGAAACCGAAAGTTCCTTCCATCCATTCACCTAGATTACGGAAGAATTCTCTGATATTGTTCACTCTTTCGCAGATTGTTTTGTCTGCGAGTTCAATAATTCCTCTAATTGCAGCAAATACCATATCGAAGGTACCTCTCAATAGTGTTAAGGCCAATTTGAATATAGGTCCTAGAATATCAAGAATTGTGCTGAAGATTGGTGTGACGAACTTTAAGAAATCACTTACCAACCCCATTATGCTCTGGAATACATTCTCCCATGCACTCCACAACGGTTTGAGAACACTATCCACAAAATCTTTAATGATTCCCCCAACTGTATCAATGATAGGTGCCACAATATTTAAAAATACCTTCTGAACAATAGTCGCGATATTTCCTAATATGCTTACTATGTCATCTCTAAAGTCCTCGCTCTTCTTCCATAAATCTGCCACTGTAGCAATAACTGCTGCAATGATGACATTTACAGGATTCACTGCCATTACAATAGATGCAAATATCTGTGGAAGAAGTCCAAATGCGCCACTTAGTGCAGTTGCAAGTGATGCCCATCCTGAAAAGACTCCCACTGCAAGCTGTATCTGTGTGATAACAGTACCAAGAATACCGGCGAGAGTAGAAAATAATGATAATCCCGCAATAGCTGAAAGAATGCTAAGAATAAGACCTACATTATCTGCTATGAAAGAGAATAATCCATCAATGATACTAAGAACCCCATACACCGCAACTAATACAACAGTCCAGTTAATCGCTTTAGTAATATCTCTCACTATTTTCAGAATCTCATTGATAATCTTCAAAATGGAGTTAAAGATATTCCATAAATGCTGGATGATTAAATCACCTAGACCGAAAGTATTCCATGCATCGGCCAGTCCTTGAGAGATATTACCGATTATCTTGAAGATGTTAGTGAATATCTTCAATATCAGTTCAATAGTCTTTGCACCTGTGCCATTTTCCCACACTGTGTACATTGACTTGCCGATTTCCACAAGAAGGTTCTTCACACCATTAAATGCATACACTGCGGCTGCAATCATCGGTGCACCAAACTTATCCCATGACTGCTTTAATGGCTGGAAGAATTCCGCGACCTTCTTCTTGATTTCTTCTAACTGCTTGTCTACTTCTTCAAGAAGCCCTTTCTGTTCTTCTGCACCACTGTCATCCATGCTGAATCCGCCGATATCACCACCGGAACCACCAGCACCGCCTGAGCCACCTGAGTCACCTGAAGATGGATCACTTGAACTATTGCTTGAATTGATGTTATTGATTGCATCGAATCCAGCAAGTGCTCCATTCAACTCCTTCTTGAGTTTAGAAGCATTACCTGCTGCCTTCTTCAATCCGCTTCCTGTTCCGCTTGCTCCCTTAGAAAGCTTCTGTGAACTATCGGAAGCATTATTCATATTCTTTGCAAGAGTCCCTGTGTTTCCTGCTGCCTTTTTAGCATTGTTGGACACACCACCAAAGGAAGAACTTAACTTCTTTGACTTGCCGCCAAACAGTGCCGTCAGATACCCAACGGCGACCATAACAACTTTAGTGAATGCAACAACATATGGGACGCAGGAATTAATTGCCTTTGCAATATTGGTAAAGAATCCAGCAATATTAGACTGTCCAATTGTGTTCATTACATCTGACATACATCTAACAATAGCTGTTCTCATATTAGCGATTGATGTAGCAATTCCACCTGTTGCATTTCTTGCCTGTTCCTCGAATGACTGATAGCCGTTAATGCCCTGTGTATTTAACTTCATAATTGTATTCATGAACTGGTCCATTGATACAGTTCCATTTCTTAATGCCTCGCCTAGTGCAGAAGCATTGACAAAACCCATGGCCTCAGCCACCTGTTTCATCTGTGCAGGCATTGCGGTCATCGCTGAACGCCATTCAAACATATCGGGTTTACCCTTAGCATATGACTGTGACAACTGTTCTAGGGCTGATTTCTGTATCTCGGAACTTGCACCGCCGGCTAGAATAGCATTATTTAGTGCAAGGAACATATCTGTTGATCTAGAGATGTTACTGTTCACTGATGTAAATCTCTGTACTGCGCCTGATGCATCGTCTAGGGTTGTTGGAAGTCCAATAAGCTTATTGCTTAGTTTCTGTATCGATGCATTCGCTTGAACACTGCCAACGCCTAGATTCGACATCACACGGCTATAATTGCTAAGAGTATCAACTCTCTTGATTGCAGCATCAATATTACCTAATATCGTTGATTTAATCAGAGAAGCAATACCAAGACCCGCCACAATATTGCGAATACTCTTAAATGAATTGCCAATTGAACCTGTAACCTTATCAACATGATTCTTTAGGCCGGTGACTTCATTCTTCACGCTGTTCAGTTCTGATTTCGCTGATTTCGTCTGTGCAGATATCACTATCTGCAGTTCCTCTACCGTCATTCTGCATCACCGCCTTTCTTTTTCTTAGTGCTTCATTATGTCTTCTACTGAAGGCAATACGAGAAGAACTAGCGCTTGCGACCTCTTTTCTTTCCTTCTCTTTTTCAAACTCTTTCCTATCCTCTTCAAAAAGTGAAGGATAGAAGTCCCACAATTGTGTAGGAGTGAATGAATCATCCTTGCCATTAAGGACAGTGGCGATACAATCCCTTATCTGAAAGGCCTGTATCTGAAGAGATATCGCTTCCTGTCGCACCATTTCTTTTTTCTTTCTTTCATGTGCTGAAATAATATCGAATAGCTCATCTAACGAATAATTCCAAAATGAAAAGGGGTCTACTCCAGCATCAAGCGCTGGATCATAGACCGCCTTGTATATGTAATCTGTAATCAGGATATCTTCTAGAGATTCTTCTTGGCTTCCGCCATTTCCTTTTCCATTTTCGTTTCGAGAGCCCCAGAGAAAAAACCCGATACCTGGAACAATGGAATTAGAATATCACTGAGGAACTCTGTCTGTGAGCCACCTTCATCAATGTATCTATCAAACATATCATTCACATCGCTTCTGTCGATGTTACTGTTGAATTTCTGAAGACCACCATGAACGATGTCCAGCATAGTGCATAATGGTGTCATGCCTGTTTCTGTATTGAGAAGATTGATAAGACTTCCACCATACATCTGTTCTAGTCTTGAGATTTCTCCTGTTGTAAGTTTTAATTTATATTCTTCTTCACCTATCTTCCAAATGATGAAGGGTTTTCTTTTTGCTTTTACTTCCATTTATCTATATCTTCCTTTCTATGCTGCTACTGGATCAGTAACAGTGAGTTCAGACTGTAATGCGATTGAAATTGTGAATTCAATAGCATCATTAACACCACCACCCGCTCTCTTAACAGTAACCTGTCCTGAGAATGTAGTTGTAGTGCCGTCCTTCAATGTTTCCTTGAACATTGCGGTTTCTCCTGATTCTTCAAGTTCACGCATTAATCTGTATGAAGATGTTGCTTTGCTGTTGTCATACTTGAATGTATATTCAAGGTCTCCAGGGTCACCGATTCCTAACTCATAGATTTTAGTCTTATCATCAAGAGAAGTATTTTCAACCTTTTCTTTTTCAATACCCATGTCAGGAATCTTCTTCAACCCTGGAAGTTCAGTAAAAGAAGTTCCCTTGTTTGTCTTGTCATAAGATAATTTAGCGCCATTTGCTAGCATTATATAATTCCTCCTTATCAGTTACATACCATGATAGATGTATTCACTATCATAATATGCTTCATAACTCATTTTCTTGTGTCTAAGTCCTGATGCATCATCAATATCTCTGCATAATACTCTCTTTAGCCCCATTGCTGATAATGCCTTATCAACTTTCAAGGCTGTAACCGATGTACTCTTAGTATCCCAGATTTCGATTCTGTAAAGGACATGTGATGTCTGCTCCTTGTCATCCGTCCATTCTGCCACGCTGTTATCTTCCTCAACATACTGAACTGCTGGAAGCTTAGCCCAGTCCTTAGGATAGATATCAGTGACTTCAAGTCCTTCATCTGTCAGAGCCTTATATACTTTATCTTTAATGTTGATCATATGTTTTTAATCCTTTTCAATTAACTGGCTGATTACAATACCAGCATCCTTCACTGCTTTCTTTTCAGTCTTCTTTGCTCCCTGGTACATGAATGGCTGTGCAGGCTGTCCATCCGACCTGTAATATCTCTTTCCATCAACCTCGATAACTACCCAATGATAGTTATTTATTGCTTCTTCTGATAGCTTCTCTTCAGGAATCCACCAAGGTTCCATAGTATAAGAAGGATGTGCATATGGAGATATTCCAGCATGGTCTGCTGCACCTTTTCGACCTGTTCCGAATTCAACATATTGAGCATATGCCTTATTTGTATAAACATATCCCTTGTCGCCTTCAACTCTTGTCTTAATGGAATTTCTTAATTCACCATTATTTACAGGGCATTCAAGAACGCAACCACTTCTGATTGTTTCCGCAGCCTTTCCTAGAACCTGTTCAGGATTCTCAAGAACGACATCTATAGCACGAAGCTTTCTAAATAATTCATTAGCACCATTGAGACTCATTTAATAATCTTCTCCAGTTCATAGAGATAGTGTCTGTTATATTCCTTCATGCTGATGATTCTGTAATCCGGTTCATCGATTGACTGATTATAGACATTCACTCCCCACTTTTCAGTGAGTCTGAAATCATCATCCTTATTCTTAGGAAGAATCATATTAAGAATGTAGTTCAGTCTCTCGCCATACATTTCAGCTTGTAATTTACCGGATGCAGGCCATATCTCAAGAAGCATCGATTTTCTCTTGATCCACTTTTCAGTAGTGACACCTTCGACGTCCTTTTCGATGACAGGTTCATATACAGGATAGTTCTTAAGTGCTGAAAGTCTCATTGGTTCCCCTCCGGCTTCTTTTCGTGAACAATTCCTCCTGCACGAATCAGTCTCAAGTTGTTGAGAGTTGAGAGAATATCTTCATAAGTGGAAGACTGAAAAGTAGATGTGATGCCACCTTCTGAATGTGATGATTCTCCGACCATGCCCTCTCTGAAGTACATGGCACATGCTAGATCAGCCACACAGAAATCCATTGCAGTGATATATACAGTGCGGTTTGTATGTGCAAGAGCACGCTGTTTTGCCATTTCAACATAGATTTTTGCACGCCCCTGACTCGTTCCTGTTCTTTCAGCAACAATCTCAACTAGATCCATAGATTACTCCTCCTGCATCTTAGTGAGAACTGCGACCAATTCCTTTTTAACAAGACTAGAATATCCGCTAACGCCCTTTTCCTTTGCAATAGTCTTTAACTGGTCAACAGTCATATCGTTGAGGTCTGTCACTTCTGCATTTTCTACAGGAGTATCTTCATCATTCTTCTTGTCTTCAATGACACGATATCCCTGTTCAGTATAACGCTGAAGGTCATCCTCATGGATGACTCTTTCAACGTTGATTCTTTTTACAATGATCATTATGCATCAGCTGAGACGTTAGCAATGATTAGGTCAAGCATGTTGTCCTTTTCCCAGCAGTCATGATATCTTCTATAGTCAATCTGCCAAGCATTTGCATCCTGGTTAGTATCAGGGTCAAATACTCTTGTCTTGTCCTGCTTAGTAACACCGATAACACTATTGATTGGCGCCATTAAGAAGTTTACATTCTTAGCAGTTTCACCCTTTGTATATCCACCTGCGTCTTTTGTTGCTCCAGCATCAACCTTGATAGCTGAATACATTCTGTTCTTTGGTGTAGGAATGAATGTGATTTCATCAAGCTTATAGATGTCTAATGTGATATTTCCAATAGTTAATTTACCTGATGTAAGGTTGCTGTTTACCATCTTTTCCTTTAATAATCTTAAAGTATCATATGTAATATGACAGATGATATCGCCCTGATATCCTTTATCACGGATAGTATCCGCTGCCTTTTCTAATTCAGAAAGAATATTCTGTTCAGTCAATGCAGTTGTTAGGATGTTTGCTGATTTCTTTGCTGTAACATCAGATACAACCTTAGAAATACGGTAAGCATCTACTTCTGGTGCAACATGCAAACGCTGGAATTCTCCCATCACTGTGCCAGCAGATGCAACGAAATTGGTTTCGTTCACATCCATTGCATCAAGAAGGAACTTTCTTCCACGGTCCTGTGTCATTTTGAATGTTTCATATCCAAGAGTGACAGCACCCTGTTTATATCCTTCATCTCTGTTATAGTCGCCTAAGCCGACTAATGACATCTTAGGGATTTTTACTTCTGCACCGCCGTTATACTTAACCTGTCCAGCGTTGGCATCCATCCATGATGTAAGAGTGAGATGCTCCATCTGTTTATCTAATTCAGTCTGAAAAATAGTTGAATACTGTAATGAATTAATTGCCATGTTCTATACCTCTTTTCTAAAATTTAAGTGCATTCGCGAATGCCTTTCTTGCATCCTCTTCTTCAGCAGTCAATACATTGTTTCTAGCCTTGTCTAAAGGTGCTTTGCCTTTTAATCGGTCATCAACAGACTGCTGAACTGCTCCCTTGAATGCTTTAGAGAGTCTTTTGACAGATTCGTTCACTGTATCAGCATCAGTGTAGTCGATGAAGTCAGCCATGTCTGCTGGTACTCCTGCAGCATTAAGCTGTTCCTTGGCAACTGCAGTCAGTTCTCTACGAGTAATTGCTGCCTCTCTGTTGTCAAGGTCTTCTTTTCTCTTGTCTTCCTCATACTGCTTCTTTTCATCATCTGTCATTTTTTGAAGTCTTTCGGCTTCTGTATGATCCTTCTCCCACTTCTTTTTTTCACGGGCAAGTCTCTGTTTGACGATTCTGTTTACATCATCCTCTGTGAGTGTTGTCACTTTAGATTTATCATCTTCTGGTTCACCTGACTGCGCATTATCGGGATTCCCTTCATCGCCTGTCCCTTCTTCCCCTTCTTCTGCAAAAAGCTGAAGGTTCAAAGGCATCATATTCTTAACGTATTCCATAATTAAATACCTCCGTTTATAGTCCGTATGACTGTTATATCCATGCACCTTTTAATGTCATATGCACGTTATGGACAGACAGAAAAAAAGAAGAACATCAACCGCTCTTCTGTCTGCTTCTGTATTTCATCAATGCTTTAGGTTTTCTTTCCTTGGGAGGCGGGCAGTACTCCTCATATGTCTCGTGAGAGAGTTTTCCGCATATCATGCACATATATGTCACCTTCTTGACAATCACGTGCCTACGGCTGTCAAAATGACTTTTACAGTCATACTCAAAGTACTGGTGATGATGTGGTTTCAATCCTTCAGCCATATGATTTCTCCTTTCTTGAAATTGGGTAAAATAAAAACCGACTAAATAGTCGGCTTATACAAACGGTATTATGTCTTTCAGGTCCTTCATGAATCTCTTGGCTTTTTCAATAGTTGAATTATCAGTAAGGTATTCTATGCCTTTTGGTGTAATCTCACACTTATCAAGATTGTATATATCTATGTTTTCGTCTATATCCTGGTCAATTACTATCCCACTGATATATCCATCATTCAACAGATTCACAATGACATAAGTCCAGTACTTTCTGTTGATCTGCAGATATTTACTGTCATGTCTTATGAGTGATGCATCAATATCCTTCCCTTGCTTTAGCTGCATATACAGGTAGGATAGAATCTGATAAACAATTACATGATAATCATCTCTTGCCATATTTCATTATTCCTTTTTATTCATTTCGTCTCTAAAGGCATCTTCATAATCAAGTTTGCCTGAATTAAGTACAAAATCTCTATCACGCTTCATTTCATCCAATTCTTCCTGTGTTTCAACGTGCACCCCTACAACAATCCTGTCTATGTTCTCATAAGTATGATAAAACATATAGTTTACTCCATCGTTAAGTGTAGGATATAATTCTGCTTCTATAGTTGCTAAAGCTAATGAAACACGCAAAGCAAACATCGGGTCACCTTGAAAAGAAGGCCCTAAGTCATCAAGATGGAACATCCCTCGTGATTGATCCCCGGTTTCATAATCCGTCCTAAAGTCATGTTTAAAATCAGAATATTCGCTCATTTTTTCACCCTCTTTTTAATATTGTTTAATGCATCGGTTTTGTAATTTCTATAATCCCATAATTTGTTATTTTTCCCAGATACAACATTTATTTTGATGTTTGCATCTATAACTTCTTTCTTGTTTACAAGTTCATTATAAACTGAATCACAGCTAAAACACATGCTTTTTTGAGATAAGATGAAAATTTCTTGATTTTTTAATTCTCCTTTTAAAATTTTGTCATAAATATATTCAAAAAACTTATATTCTGTATCGACATCTCTAGAATATTCGCCCTCGTGTCCCTTATATGGAACTGTTTTTAAATGAGGCGTCAATCTGGCATTATCAGGCGATAAAATTAATTTTGATTTTTCTCCTTTATAATTCAAATAATTAGAGTCAGATACTTTTGAAATTTGGCTTGAAGCAATATATATATCATCACCAATTTTCATTGAAGCAACATTTCCTCTTCCTGCTTTGGTTGTCATATATTCGTCTTTTGCAGTAAGGGCTTCTTTATCTAGTTCTAGAATCGTTTCAGCATCGACTTTACCATAGTCTGTTTTATAACGATTCACTGTCCTGAATTTATACTTTAAATCATTCCACTGGCTCTTATTGCCATATTTTACTTCCTGAAACTTTTCTAATGAACCAGGAACTAACTTGCTTCCAAGAACATTGCAGTAATTTTGGTACTGAATCTTATCTCTAGAATAATTCTTAGCTGACTTCTCAGCAGTGTTGATTGCTTCAGCACCATGCTTTTCAACCATTCTCTTATGCCACTCTTTATAAGTCTCATCCGCTGGAACCTTTATCTTTTCACCTGTAACGGGGTCCCTTGCAAATCTTTCTAGATTATGCATAGTTTCATCATCAAGATTCATAATAGTTGTAGAACGGCACCATGGGTGCATTGGAGGGGCGTTTACGCCTATCTTCTTATCATTCACCCTGTATACACTTCCGTCTCTCTCACGGCAAATTTGAGACGTTCTAAGGTCTAGTGTTGCAACAAATCTATATTCCTCTATGCCATAATCCTTGTAAGCCTGAAAGTGCGCCTCATTGTGGATGTATGATGATTCGGTTCTTACAAGTCTTCTAGCTTTATTTCTACCTGATAGGAACTGTTCGTTGATTGAGTCGGTCATTTCCTTCTCTGTCTTTCCTGTAAGGGCTCCTATCATGAGCTCCTCTTTTAGTGCATCGGCCACCTTCTGAGTATTGTTCCATACTCTTTCTGAATAGTTCTGTCCTGACCATTTCTTTTTCAGAATGGTTTCAAGAGCACCTTCATCAATAGGGCCTGTCTGAAGATCTAGACCACTCATTCTTGCAGCTTCATATACTGCATGGTGATAACTGCTTTCATAGACCTTTCGCATTGTCTTGTCTATTGCATCTCTTTCTTTGGATGCAACCGCATTGATTAGCCTGTTTATTGACTTATCAATATCGTCAAGCCTCTTCATACGGTTCTTGTATGCTGGGGCTTCCAATTCTGCTAGCACCTCTCTTTTTTGGGCACCTGTCTTATTCTTGTATGCTTCAAGCAGTTTTTCGAAATTTCTGCTGTCAGCCTCTGAAAGAAGATTAATAGCCTCGTCTCTTGTCAGATGATGTTTTGAAGCGAATCTATTGAATATTCCCTCAATCTGTTTGGCAGTGTAGATTGCAGCCTTGCTATAGATTACGCTCAACTCTTTGGCGCAGTCCTCAGCCAACTGCATATCCTTGTACATGTTCCTTGCTTCTCGCATCTCCCAGTACTTTATGTTTTTGATGTTAGTCATAACAGAGCACTATTATTCCTTGTCTTTGTCATCATCATTATTACCATCTTCCTTGTGATCATCTGTTTCTTCTTCATCTTCTGGAGGAGTATTCTGATTTTCGGTATCAAATAACTGCTTCTGTGTCTCAAGCGCTTCCTGCTGTTCTTTCTTGACTTCTTTCATTTCATCATCGACGTTTGAAACAAAGTCAAGCAGTGCAAGAAGTGTCTTGGTTGAAACAACACCTTTAAGGTTCGAAATAATCTGTGATAATTCAAGACGGTTCTGTGGGAGCCCTCTTGTGAATACAGGCTCAATCATTGACTGATCAGCAGCAATTGCCTTTAGATTGAGATAAGTACAGAACATTCTTATACGCTTCTTAAGTCCCTTCTTGTAATATCTCTCTTTTGTCTTGGTGAGGGTTTCGAGTGCTAGAAGCTTATACTGAATAGCAATACCTGAACTGTTGCCAGCAAAGTTTTCATCTGTCAGATTAGGAACATGAGAAAGTGAATAGATATCTTCCTTTATTGAGCGCTTGAGTGTTTCCACTGCATTCTCATCAAATGTTCTAGTCAGATATTCAGAGCGTGCATCATTAGGAAGTTCCATAACTCCATTCTTTCTAATATCATGAAGCGCCTTTGTTGCTTCTTCATCGGTATCACCTAAAAGAGCGCCATAGATAACAAGCACCGCATCAATGAACTGCTCCTTATCGTTGATTCTGTCAGAGCATAACGTATTGTATGCATCAATAAGAGAAATCTGCTGTTCATAGTCTCCGATGCAATCCATGTTGTTTCTATACTCAATGATAGGGTCCTCACCTAGAAAATGCGGATAAGGCTCACCTAGTTCTGAAAACTCGCCTTTTTCAAATTCTTCGTTGCATATGATTCCGATTCTTGTGACATAGTTCTCAGTTGTTACTGTTGCGATGATATTGAACCTGTCAGTAGAATCATCTTTTTCAATCGAATAATAAACGCTGAATAGTTCATGCTGCTCAATTGAGGCATCGAAAACCTTGAATGTTGACAATGGGTCAAGTGTCTTGGTCATCAGCTTGCTTTCATGCTCACATAAGTAAACATACTCATAAGCGACACCAGCACGTGACATATTGATAGCATTGCATGAATCTGTATCATCTGTTTCAGCATCAACGAAAGCACCTGTCAGCTTGTCAATATTGCCGTCTTCTGTATTCTTCTTGAATGTGATGGGGTTTGAAAGAAAATAGCCCGTTGCTGTATCTGATATATCTTTAGCATGGTTTACCATGATCTTATTGTTTGGCTGGTTCTTGAACTTCTTTTCCCTGTTCATGATGGCATGCTTACCAAAATAATAGCCAACATTCTTCAGTATCTCAGGAGCACGTTTACTATAATGCTTTGCAATAAGACGAAGAATCATACTCCTGTCTATGTTTGTCTCGTCGAAATTTTCTCGTGGAATCGTGAAAGTATAATACATCTTTTAAAATCTCCTCTTTCCTGCTCTTGCCTTCTTCATAAGGATTTCATTTTCAATAGCATATCTAACTGCATCTATCGTATGGTTGTTCCTGTCAGGGAAGTCACCTCTAAGATTGCCGTCTCTATCCATCTCAATTTCATAGTCATTGAATTCACGTGCAGCATTGGGGCATCTAACAGGATCTATAATTATCTTGTCCAAGTCCTGGAGGAACTTTATTCCGTTGTCTACACTGTCAGCGCCTTTCTTTGCACCGATGATATTGAGACCTAATAACTTGAATTCATTAATAGTTCTTGGTTCGGCCGAATCAGCAGTGACTAGCTTATTGAGTGGGTTAATCTCTTTTATGAGTTTCACGGCCTTGGCATTTGATAGTCTAGTTCCATATACTTCACCAAAAATAAAAAGACGCCTGCGCGTCTTGTCATAGTTTGCTTTGACATATGCTAATGGGTCACCAGCATAACCAAAGTCCAATCCGTTTTTTAATCTATCGAATACCTGTATTTCCTCGTCGGTTATCTCACGTATATCAAGGTTTGTGAAAACCTCACTACCTGTACCGGTTACCTCTCCCAAATAGTCATGCTTATACTTATCAGGCTTTGTCTCCTTCATGTGGTTGGCTTCAATTAGAAACTGCTCCCCAAGCCACTGAGGTGGTGCCTGTAAGTAAGTTGTGTGAGAGACATATGTATCATCCCTTTTTACTAGAACTTGCCTGTTGCACCAATTACGTTGTGATTCGGGAGGGTTGAAAGAATAAAAGACACAATACTCATGTCCACCACGAAGAAGTGACTGATTGATATTGGTTATTTTATCGTATGTTTCGAATTCGTCGCATTCTTCATACCATACGTATTTTACATATCCGACAAACACTTTGATAGATTTCAACTTCTTAGGATTGTCAGCACCTTTGAATATTATCTGTTGTCCTGTCGGTCTGTATGTCATCTGCAGCTTAGATTCAGGTATGTCCCAATCTTCTTCAGCCTTCAGCATGAATATGCCCCACTTGATCTGTTCATAGACTGAACCCCTTAAAGTGTCCTTTACACGTCTGATAACAACGGCATTACTCATTACACCACGTTTCGCATCTCTCATAATCCCTAGAGGAATCTCTGTGCCAATGAAAGAAGATTTTAAAGAACCACGTCCACCTTTAAGCCAGTAGTGTGTATATGCATTAGTCTTAACATATTTATGAAGATCATAGAACGCTGGGCCTATAATGTCAGAAAGCTTTGCTTTATTCGATGTCATCTATAATTACTATCTGTCCATTTGACTTGATGTCAAGACTACTGCCAGGCTTATTGCCACTCAAGTCTCTAATGAATTCCGCCGCCTTAGTGTCGCCCTTCATTGCCTTCTGAACCTGTTTAATGAGTATTGCATCCTGTACAGTCACATTCTTGCCATTCAATGCAGCAAAGTTCTTTATTGTGTCCACATCGGCTATCTTACCGGATTTAAGAGACATGGAAAGAAGCGATGCAAGATTGTCTTTCATTGCCTTCTTTTCTCTTCTTGCCTTGACAGATGCAAGTCCGCCTTTACGGCCGTTCTCTCTTCTTTCTTCTGGTGTCATGTTTGCGAACTCACTTTTTGCCATTGCTATCACCTGCCTTTTTATTTATTGATTTTTTTATTAGCTAAATTTATTGTCAATTCACCATTTTCAATAACATAAAAAAGGAGCCCTTAAGAGCTCCTAAATTCTTAGCAGTCAACCGGAATTGAACCGATGCCTTGTCTATCAACCTGTTCTGCCAGCCTAAACTATCTTCTGCTAAGATAATCATGCCATACTTTTTCAACGCTTTCAACCATTTTCTTTTCTTCCTTGGTTAATCTAGTAGCGCCTTTTTTGCCATCATTCTCATTATGAAAATATCCGTGATGTACATGGGGGGTCTAAGCCTGCATGTTTATGCCCAAAATTTATTTCTTTGACATGCTTGTTTTCTTTGTCGAAATATACAATTTTTATCAAATCATCTCCACCAGTAAGCGCATATACCCTTCCTTTTGTCATTGTTTCCAGAAGACTTTCGGAATCTCTTGAATTCGATTGAATAAATTTAACATTCCCACTTACAAGTGCTTTACCATTAGAATCTTTTACAGCATGAAATTGTGAGCCGTATACATTTCTCTTTTTGCTTATTCCACTTGATGCACCTCTACCACCCATTTTTTATACTTCCTTTTATTTTTTCTAGTACTTCATTGAATTTATATTTGATATCTCTGCGTTTAAGATAGTATGCCAATGTCATTTTAAACCTTTCGAATGCCTTTAACATTACATTGCATTCCAGTATAAACTGTGTTTATTTATGCCTTTTTTACTGTTTCTTGGACTGTAATGTTTATCATCTTCAGCTTTCTTCTTTTGACGTTCATCATACATTTTGTCAATAGCTTTATCAGATAGAACAGAAGCTTTACCTTTTCCAATCTTGTTCACTTGCTTAATCATAGCGTCAACGCTTCCGAGCTTATCGTATATTGGCTGCAAATGATGCGTTTTTGAGTGAAAAAGACCGTCAAATCCTTCGCCCTCTATCGCATCTTGTACTTTTCCATTTATAACCTTATAGTGTCTTGTTCCATTTTTGTCAGTAAGGCTAAAACCATTATATTTTGCATTGCTCGCTTTGCCTCTTCTTATTCCACTTGATGCACCTCTACCACCCATATATATTATGCTCCTTTCGATATACGATTTATATATTTTTTAAGTTTTTCATTTTTTCTGTCACATGATTGTCATAGTATTTCACATTAGCGCCCTTAAAGTCATAGCCAATGTCACCACCATAGACAAGCACATTCTTAGGCTTCAGCCTCTTCATGGCTTCATCCATGCCCTGTGTCCATATCTTTGTGGCTTCCTTGCTGCGCTTAACTCCAATAGTAGAAACTGAAATTGTACTGTTAGAAGGAATACCATCAAAACAAAAAGTAAATGTTTCTGGTTCAGCCCATGATACAGTGGGAATCACTCTAAGCCCTCTATCCTGATAGATCTGACCGATTAAACGGCTTCTGTATACATTCCATATCTTCATGGCCATAGGCATATCCATGTAAAGAGAAAAGTCAGGAGTAAGAATACAGTCAAACTGTGCCAGCTTATCAACATACATCTGAGGAGATGCCCAAATTCTTTCAAATTGGTAGTCATCAATATAGAAGTGAACACCTGATTCATATCTATCAGAATTCAATACATAATTGAAGCCAACAAGATCATCCGGAACATAGTCAATTTTTTCAAGTGTAGGCATCTGATAGAATCCTATTGCTCTAAGTTCATCATATTCATCAAGGTTATATGCGTTTCCTGTTCTTTCTCTTTCATTAACCTTTTCAGAATCGTCTTCCTCAGGTTCTTCAAAATCAATTGACTCAAACCCAAACGAATCCATGTCTATATTGATAATGTCATCAAGTTCACCGCTTAGGATTTCAAAATCCCATTCAGCTCTCTCTGATACCTTGTTATCTGCTAGTCTAAAAGCCTTAATCTGCTCGTCTGAGAGGTCATCGGCTACTATGCATGGAACTGTCTCAAGCCCTAGCTTTAGCGCTGCTTTAAACCTTGTATGACCGCATACGATGATATTATTCTTATCAACAACTATAGGAACCTTAAAACCAAACTCCTTGATGCTGTTCATCACCATTGGAACGGCTTCATCATTCCTTCTAGGATTACGACTATAAGGAATTAGATCAGCAACAGGCTTCTGCGTTATCTTGATGTCATTCATCTGTTATTCTCCTTCCTGGTAAAATAAAAAGGCACTTATACAAGCCCCTTGAAATCATAGTTCCCTATCAAACTATTTCCACATGTTATATGTTAGCACCTTTATATTACTAATGCGTTTTGATTTCATGACTTTTCTATACTTTCTGTTACATTTTTATCATTTATAACTTCAGATAATTCGATGATACCAGAGCAAAGGAAGTGTCTTACTGTTCCTACTGAATACTGCATCAAGTCGGCTATATCATAATCACTCATTAGTTCGACATACTTATAAAACAATGCGTCACGATGATTCATGTTGTCTAGTTTCTCAATATCCTCACGAATAAGAGACATCTGAGCAATATACTTATCCTTCATCATGATGTAATCGTTCTGAGTCTTAGGCTCTGAATATGAACCGCTAGGACTGTCATCATATCTGATTGATTTAACATTAATCATCTTGTTATTGATGTACTCCACTCGATTGCGCATATTCCTATAGCTTTTAAGATAGTTTCTTGTCTCTTCCGGCGTCATCTGATTACCTCCTATTCAAAAATAAAAAATAAATAAATCACTATCACCAGTACGAATAAAATAAAAAACAAAAATTAACCTCCTTTCTGGAGAAGAAGAAAACAGTCCTTTACTCTTCCCATTGGTTTTCAATTTGTGTCTTCTCTTCTCCCAGCAACATCATAACTTTATAGTTGGATAGCAAAATTAGCGCTTCATACTCTTATTCTTTGCAAAAGAAGGTGAATGAGATTGAAGCAAAGCCATGACACTGCTGTTGTTTGTTGGTTTTAGAATAGAAAAATATGTTAGGGCATCAAGTTCATGAGAGGATCTTGCTAGAAACAATCTATTAAGAGTATCCTATTAGATTTTCTTATTTTAAATTTTCTTATGAGTTAAACAAAAAAAGAACTCAATGCCCTGTTTGATTATCTGATGAACTTCTTTTGAATCTCTTCAAGAACCGTGTAGCAACTCTTTCGCTGCACTCTGTCATTGATTTTAATTCTTGATGTAACAATGCTTATAATTCTATCACTGAAGCTTGTATGATTAATGACTGCAATAATATCATCAGCATCAATCGGCATTCCCTTGTATTCAAGTTCCCCTTCTTCCTTTTTAGGAACAAACGTTGAAAGCCAGTCAAGTCTTGCTTTTGCTAGACTCATAGTGCTGTACTCTTCCTTGTGGATCATCTTCTTCTTGTAATAGAAAACGATTGCACACAGTCCTCCTTCTGGCCATCTAGGAGGCAACTGAAATTCAAAGGTGCATTTATCTAAATTGATGATACTGAACGTTCTGCGCATTCTTATCATGTCATTCTCGCTCATAGGCGCTCTAAAGTAGTCCCATACTTCAACTAATCTAGCCACTTCTATACCTCCCTGATTGTCTCATGATAACGATATTCAAATAATTTCTTCTTGATTTTATAGACGGGGGTTCTGAGACCTTTGACGTCCTCTATTACCTTTTCATTACCTTTGCAATAGACAAAGTCGGCCACATACGTGATAGGTCTTCTTTTTCTCTTCTTCCCATCAATAACTATCTCAAATGACGGCACTAGTTCGAACTGAACCTGAAGAGACAGGTCTCTAATGCTTCCCATCTCTTCAAGTTTCTTGAGTTCTGTATATCTCTTTGCTTCTTTTCGACTATCGAAGACAATGCCGTCAACAATTGCCTTCTTAGCCTTGTATTTATTCTTGATCATTAGAATTGAATATCATCCTCTTCCATAACCAATCCTTCATCCTCAAACTGCTGAAGTGGTTCATTATGCACATAACTGTTTGTTTGTGCTTGTGGTGCAGTAGCTGTATTACTATCTCTCTTTGTATTAATAAACTGTACAGAGTCAGCAATCACCTCAGTGACATATACCTTCTGACCTTGATTGTTCTCATAGTTTCTTGTCTGAATGCGACCATCAACAGAAACAAGTGAGCCTTTAGAACAGTAGCGCTCTGTGTTTTCTGCAATCCTGCCCCAACAAACACAATTGATGAAATCAGCTTCCTGATCATCACTCTTGAAGTTTCTTTCTACTGCTAGATTGAAAGAAGTAACAGCCTTCCCACTCCCTGTTCTTCTTAGTTCAGGGTCTCTTGTAAGTCTTCCGACTAATGCGACACGGTTAAGCATTAATAGTGTTCCTCCTTGTCTTTTCTTGTCATAAGTTATTATTCTCCTTATCTTCTTCTATGCCATTCGCAACGACCGATACAATAACGAAAACTGCAATTGCAATCACAGATACCACAATAAGAACGCCAACAATCAGCATAACGATAGCAAACACAGAAAATACATTTTCTAATACCTGCAATAAAAACATCTATATCACTCCTCGTCTAAATCACAAAAATAATCAAGAAACTTATCATCAGTAAATGTTATCGTTGTAGGGTCAACACGATGGATATTGCCTTTTCCGTCTTCGATTAGAGCGAATACTTGACTAATCTGCCCTCCTGGATGTCCACCAATAGCAACGGATTCTCCTATAACGTTTGACCACTGTTCAAAACAATGAAATAGATAATTTTCATTTTCATATCTGCATGTTCTATAGAAACTCACCATAATCACTCCCCCTTATCTGATAAATAAGTAAATCATTAGCACTAGTGTAGCAACATAAGCTGCTACTAGGATAAAGAAATCCCTGTTAGCCTTTTTGCAGCTTTTAATGAGTTTATTGTTAAACTCCTGAAGATCATCCATCTTTTTTGAGTCTTCATGATAGATGCACAATATAGTTTTGTTTGCTTTTTCATAACTTTCGCATCTATCTTCTAAATCTTCATTTTCAGCCTTTAAATCTTCTAGTTCTTCTTTCAAATATGAATACTCTTCTTCTAGCTTGTTATACTTGCTTTCCCAGTCCTCTACGATTTCCTGGACCTGTTCCGATGTATATCTAGTCATATTTACTTGTCTCCTTTCAATTTAAAGTCTTTGATATATCTATCATGATTATGTTGTCTTATATATGATTGCAAATCCCAGTCATTGAAATTGCCTCCCCAAACCCAATAACTTTTCCATAAAATATAAGACTCTGAACATACTTCGCGCCATCTCAATTCGTTTAAATAATCATCGAAACGTAATACCTTAATTTTTTTTACAAAAAAGTCATCACCTAACTTTAACGTTAGAACTTTTAAATCTTTATTTAAGTATTCAGTTTCCCAGTTACCATCATCTTTTAAAAACTGTTCAATTTCTTCATAATTCTTTAGCATGATTATTTAACCCACTCCTTTCACTTCTAAGTCTTCAATATATTCATCATTTTTATGTGCAGTTAAATATTTTAATAATTCTGTATCTGAAGTATTAGGACTGTAATATAAATCATCAGGATAAAAGAACTTAGTAAACTGCGTATACCATCCACTTTTTTTAAAATATTTATTAAAACCCATCACTTGAATTTTTCTGACATATAGTTTAGGTGTTAATTTTAAAGTCAGCATTTTAATATCAGGTGTTAAATACTCAACTTCCCAGTTCTTCTCATTTCTTAAGAATGAGGTTCTTTCTTCTTTATTCTTCAGCATCTTCAACCACCTCGCAATTTTCTAAAACCTCTTTGATTGGTGTAGGTGTACTGTCTTCCCATCGGACGAATTGGAATAACTTATTAAACATGTTCATGTGGCACATGCCACAACCAGTCCACCAAGGAGCACTCTTACTTTTTTCTGGTTCTACATCATATAGAAAAATATTGCCATTACCATCTCTGACGATATACATGTGCTTTGTGTTGTCTGATAGATATTTTAAAATATCATATTCCAGTCTTGTTAACTTAATAGGCTCTTTATATTCAGAAAGAAGCCATTTCATACGCGGAAAATTGCAGCCACAATCATCTCCTTCATCAAAAATACAGTTTGCACATTTAAAACCAGCACAGCTTATTGCAGTATTTTGTCTATCTTTGCTAACCGCAAAATAATAGCCTCCTTCTGTAATATCTAACAATTCTTTCTTATACTTTTCTGCATTAAGCATTATCAATCACCTCTGCCGTTTTAAGTAATTCTTCAATGCTAAATAATTCGTCTTCTCTTAAGAATTCAAACAACTTCTCACATAGAGGATTACAATTGAGTGGTTCATCAAATCCGCCCTCAGGAGAGTGCCAAGTACCATCCTTATCGATTGGTTTCAATGTAAAGAACGTGATTGTAAAATCATCATCACGTGATACCCATTCATATCCTTCAGATAGCATATATTCAAGTAAGCCGTGCTCCAAAGCATTCATTTTTATCTTGTGCTTCTGATATAACCATCTAACGATATTGATTTTTGAACACACGAATTTAGCTCTTCCCTTTAGCAGTTCCTTTGTATCAGGACAAAATACACATTTATCGCACGATCCTTCTTGCCCACAGCAGAATAACTCACCGCTTGATTTATCTACCGCAAATTTAAAGCCTCTGGATTTAATTTCATCTTCATAAAATTCAAAATTTGTCATGTTATAAACCCCCTCCTAGTTCTTCCATTGATTTTCTTAATTCAGCAACCTCTTCATCAGAGACTTGCTCTTCATCATTTCCGTATAGCCCTTCCGCTAATCGCCTTAATTCTTCTTTATCCTCTTCAGTTACTCTTTTTTTAAGTTTCTTTTTCTTCTGATACCATTTCTTTTCTTTTGCTACTGCTAAAGCAAAGTTCTTTAGATTGGTTATTTTCTCAAGTCCATAGAGTTTGCATGTTTCTATTACTTCATCGGCAACTTCTTCAAAGTCATTTTCAATAAGAAAAGATTTTAAATCAGACAAGTCAGAGTCACTGACAGACAGTCTTCTTTTATTCTTTATTTCTTTTATTCTTTTATTCTTATTACGTCCTACTTCTTGTCCTACTTCTTGTCCTACTTCTTGTCCTATTTTTAGGACACTAGGTGAGACACGGTTCTGATATTTATCCCAGTTCTCAACTGTTATAAGAGTGCCTTTTCTAGATATATCTAATTTGATTTTTCCACACTCTTCTAAGAGGTGAAGATATTTAGTAATGGTGTTTTTTGCCATCCCACATCTTTCTGATACCTGTCTAAGAGACAAGATGCATTGTCCTCTTTTGATAAGCTGGCCATGATGATAGTAATCAACAGGATTGGCATGAAGAAGGATGTCAATCCAAAGGTGTAGCATTTTTGAATCATGATAGACTTCGTCATAGTCCATCATGTATAACTTGATCCATCTTCTTTTTTCATCCATCCCTCATGTCTTCCTTTCTTTAATTAGAACTGTTCATAATCATAACCATCATCGAAGTCACCGAATTCAGCATCGCCAAAATCAGTATTGACCGTCGCCTCTTCTAGAACCTTGTCAGATTCTTCATGTGGCTGTGGTGCTTTTGGCGCTGAACTTTCATGTTCGATTGCTTTAGGTGCTTCTTCCTGTGCCTGTGGTTCTTCATCGTTTACAAATGTAACAGGAGCATCAACATACTCTTTTGTACCATCACTATTGATTACTGCCATATCGGCATCAATAGCGTTCTGCATATCAATTGACATGATACCCCACTTGCTGATCAACTGACGGAGCATAGTCTTGTATGCCATTCCATCAAAGTCTTTAGACCAGAATGTCCAGTTAGTGCCTTTTCTTTTGTCTGCTGCATATCCTTGAGAATACTTAAGTGCATGGGCTTCCATCTTCTCTTTTGACCAGTACATAGTCTTTCTGAAGCCGTTTGTATACTCGAACATTGCATAATAGCCGACTGTCTTAGCGGACTCTCTCACAAGTTCATCATCAATCAATCTGACTTCAATCTCTTCATTAAGTGGGTCGTAACGGATTAATTCACCTTCCTTAATCGAAATAACATTTAATTTTCTATACTGTCCACTTCTGATAGCTAGCTGAATGTAGCCTTTATAACCTAATTGGAACTGTGCAACTGTTCCTCTCTTAGTCTTATAAGGTACAAAGTAGTACTGTCCTAACTGAGGAGAAGGAGATAAGTTAAGCGCTTCACCAAGGAATGCAGCAGTAATGATACTATTAGGCTCGCACTCCTGAAGCTTTGGATCATTGACAACTGTAGAAGTAATAGAAGCGATGAAACGTGTTCCATTCTTACCGCCAACAACATCATTGATTTTTCTCTGTACTGCTGGGCTGGCGATAAAAGTACTGAATTTTGCTTTGTTTGTGTCTTTTCTTAAACTATTTTTAACTGTCATTTTTATTTACCTTCTTTCTTTCTAGGGAATCTTAAATCATAATCGAAACAACCATCATATTTGGCTTTGAGGTAGTCTAGAGATGTTTTTAATTCATTTAGTGCTGAATTTGTTCCTACGATTTTACCAACCAACATCTTTAGAGGTTCAGTTTCTTCCGGAGAAGCATTTACAGGCTCTTGCTGCTTAACTTCCTTTTTCTTTGCTTCTTCTTCCTTCTGTTTCTGAAGTTCTCTGTTTCTTAGGATTCCGTTGATTCTGCAATCAATGTCCTTTGTAAGACTTTCGAGAGACTCCTGTATTAGCATCTTTTTGTATAGAGTTAAATCAAACATCTGCTGATCAATGTCCGTCTCCTTGCATTTTGCTTCTAGATAGATGCATAAACCTTCAATTTTCTGCTGATAGATTTCATATTCCTTTTTGACTCTTTCACATTCCTGTCTGATTTCATCAACAAGTGTCTTTGTTGGTTTATGATTATTAATGAACTTCTTCAATGTGCTCCAGCGAGGATCTGTATTGAAGAAATTAGCAGCAAAGTACTCATTGAAGTCATTTCTTTCTACGTAATCATGAAGAGCCTTCTTGCATAGGGTTTCGACAACTCTCTTATTCTCTTCAACTTCCTTGTCTGTGAACTGCTTAATGTCATCAGAGAGCGCCTTGATAGAAGACTCAAACATCTTTAACACTTCTTTCATTTCATTTTCAAAGAGAGTGTAGCCTTCCATTGCTTTCTTCTTAACTTTCTTTTTCTTCTCGTTGACATCGTTCATTTCTTTCTTTAATTTTGAAACAGTGTCAGATAACTCTTTATAGTTGTCTGCAGTTACAACGATGCCGTCATAACGCTTTAGGTATGACTTGACTGCTAGCTTGAACTGTTCAGCATTGCCCTCAACCTTTGAAGGAATTACATCAACAATGCTTAGGTCAGGCATCTCAGCAACTTCATTGACTTCAACATCAATAGTATCTTCATCGATGATCGCATCCTTGAACTTCACCTGTTCGTATCTGATGTCAATCTGCTTGTCAGCGAATACTTCACCATTGTCATTAACTGCAGTGAGTGCTGTGATTGCTCCAAAAGGCCATGCTAATTCAGTTACTGGCTTTCCGTCTGCAATTTTTTTGTTGTCATCTGCAAGCATGACCTTGAGAATCTCAAAATCAATCTTGTCTGTTTCGATTCCGATGTGACCGCCATATAAGCGGTCTTTGATTTCCTGTTTAAATCTCATTCTTTTTCTCCTTTAAATAAAATTTGGTTCCTTATCTTCCACGATGTGCTTTTGCCAGAAGGCTTCTTCATCTGCTTCTAGCTGCATTAAATCCAAAAGCACCTCGCTTCTTTCAATTCTTCTAATGATAGTTTTTGTCTCGTCACACCACGGCATCATGGCTATTGCGAATAAGACAACGAATTCAGCACCTGTCACATTCATATAGTGCAAGCACTGACAGTAATATGTCTGAGGCATTGAATCATCGCCCCAGTCATCCTGGAAGTACTGCCACTTGTTAATGGTTGTTGACTTTATTTCAAGTATTCCGCTTGATCCATCTTCCTTACGAATAAGAGCGCCGTCCAAGTTGGCTCGCATCCAATCCTTGTCCTTGCGAGATAACGAATAATCCTTTGTGTCAATGACTTCATAGTCATCGCCATACAACGCTTCGAACAGGTTGAACATCACAGGCTCTAAGCGATTACCCATTTCAATGGCATGATTGGTTACCTGAGGTCTTTTCTGTCTGCCTGTCTTGTCTTCCCAAAGTTCATGGAGAGTGGTGTAGCGGTTGACACCTTCGATTATTCCGGCATCTGAACCACCAATTCCCTTCCTTCTTTGAGAGAGCCACCCTTCTTTATCTTTTGGAATCGGATCATAGAGACAATCGAACAATCCTTTGAAAGAAGTCATCATATTTCCTCTAGAGCTGCGATTACATCTTTAATAAGAGCCATGCCACTGTCTCCAGTAACATCAATGAACACTTCTTGGTTACCTTCATAAAGTCTGACAGTGACCTCTTCATTGCCGTTCTTGTCCTTGTGGTAAAGCATTTCAGCGATTTCATCGCTCCACTTTCTAGTTCTAGTGAGAGTCTCAAACAGGCTCTCTAGAATATCTTTCTTATTCTCCATCTACGTAATCTCCTTCAAACAATCTGTCTAGTGCTTCTAAGATATCAGAGACTGCATTTGCATCACCTAATGGTCCAAATGCCTCAATTGCAACATCCGGACTTTCATACACTTTATTTAGAATTCTAATGAATTCCTTTTCTTCTCCTTCATCGTCAAACCCATTAGTAAAGCGTCCTTCTTTGGCAGCTTTAACGATGTAAGCAAATAGCAAGAGGTACTGCCATGTGTTTCCTGTTCCTGTTACTTCACAGTTCCCGTCTTTAATCTCAAAGTGTAGGAATGGTGTTTCTATGTGTTTGATCATGTTATTTATCCCCCTTTAATCCGATATATTCCAAAAATAAGATGTTTAATCCCAATGAGAAAGCACTTGAGACATGTACGGCTGTACTGTCCCAATTTGTGCCTGATGTAATCATTGAGATAACTGTTCCCAAAACAAAAGCATTAAATGCAATTAATAAGATTCTTTTACTATTCATAATTTCCTCTTTCTGTGCTACAATTAGCACTGTCTGATTTTTATCAATCTTTTCCAAGATTGAGTGGAGCACACGATGCCAGTCGTGTGCTCTTTTTTTGTATGTTATTTTAGGCTATCGCGTGCATTCTTCATTTTGAGCATAGCTATACTAACCGAATGACACACTGAATTAGGATTTTCAATTGCTGCTTCTAACATTTCTTTTAACACTCCTTTAGATTCTTCATCTCCGAGATTTTTAACAAGATAACCAACTAACGAAACAACAGTTATTAAAAGCTCTCCGCCAAGCATGTAAGTTCCTTCGTCCGCTTCGCTTTCTATTTCTAAAGATGTTTCTTTTTCTGTAATAGTTGCCTTAATTTCAACTTCTCTTTCTAATTTGTTTTCTTTTTCTTCTGCTTTCTTCTTTTCTTCTGCGATTTCCATAACTGCTTTTTCAATCACTTTAGTCAATTCATTAGGTGACTTGTTTGAAAGAATTATGTTTGTTAATCTGTCATCAACTTCATATCCCTTCATTGTTTTTCTTACTAACTGTTCAAAATTTTCCATTTTCTTTTTCTCCTTTGTTCTTTTTTTGTGCTCATAAGCACTTAGCGCTAGGAGACCGTATACAGTAGGTATGTATAGTCAATGGAATTACCCAAAAAGAGAAATGTTAAATTATGTATTGCAGTTCATTCTACGAATTATTATTTGTCTCCTAGCCTTAGGTGCCTACGAGCAACTATGCTACTTATTCAATTGTCTTTCTTTTAGAATCATCTCATGTTCAATATTCGCATTTTTGATGATCCTTTTTTCATCAACCCCAAGATAATCGATAACAAGTTTCATCGGCAAATATCTACTGTCGTGAAGTCTTTTACCAGATTTAAGCACTTCCTCGGTCATCTCTTTCTTAAGTCTAGAAGCCTTTGCTTCACTGCAACTTGCTAAAATCATGATGTCATTTCTATTAGCCCACTGTTTCTTAATCACATCGAACATTTGCAAGTTTGTTGTAGCCTGTTTACACATTTTTCTCACCTCTATTCTGCTAAGAATTTGTTAATGAAATACTGCTGACCCTTACCGGTAACTTTTGGTGTCTTAGTAGTGATGTTTACACCTGAGCCGTTGACGTAAGAGCCTTCCTTGATTTCAAATAAACCTAAGTCCATGGCTTTCTGTGTAGGCATATTGTAATCAGTGCCTTTTCGCTTAATTAGAAATCCATTTTCTCTAAGCCATGCAAACAATCTCTTCTGACCCATGTCAATACCGTTCTGCTTTAGAATCTTAGCAAGTTCGCCAACAAGGATAGATGTATGGCTAGTTGCCACTGCATCAGCAAATAATGCTTTAGGCTTCATTTCCTCAATCTGCTTGTCTTTAGCAGCTAAGACGCTTTGAGCTTCAATCAGCGCTTTAGCCATTAATTCAGAGCCACTAAGTTCCTTCACTTGGTACTGCCCTGTTTTTCTAAGGGCTGGTAGTACTTCGCTTGTGACCCAGCGTTTGAATTTCATAGCAGTTGGTAAACGACTACCAAAAACCAAAGCATACAAACCACTCTCATTAATAATGGTCATTTGCTGTTTACCTCCAGGGGTGACGATTGAATCGACTCCCTTATCTTCTTCAAAAACATGTGTTCTAATTGCATCTCTAGGAGTTTTGAATCCTAAAGCTAGTGCAACATCTTTCCCAACAAACCAAGGGTCGTTGTCAATTACTAATGTTCTGACTGAGCCAAATTCTTGGTTTTTAAATACTTGTAATTCATTCATTCTAATTTTCCTTTCGATTCTACGTTTTGTAGATTTGGTTCTAAAAAAATAATGTCGTTAATTGAAACGTTTAACAGTGTAGCTATTTTATCTGCTGCTTCCATGGTGATATTTTGGGGCTTTTCTTCCATTTTTGCGTATGTATTTCTGTGACAGCCCAATTTATCAGCCATATATTCTTGCGAAAAACCTCTTGCTCTTCTAATTTCATCAAGTCTCATTCTCGAAATCATCTTATCACCTCCTTACGTATTCCATTATATCCTACGTTTTGTAGAATGTCAATGAAAATATGCAATTTGTAGAACATTCAATTCAATTTGCTTTATTTGTTCTACAATTTGCATTATAATAGAAGCGAAAAGAGGTGTTATAAATGAAAACGCAATTCGGCACGAATGTAAAACAATTACGTGAAAAAAGAGGAATAGATCAAAAAGAACTTGGCGAAATTGTCGGTGTGAGCGATAAAACAGTTTCATCGTGGGAAATCAATAGAACCGAGCCAAAAATGGGGATAGTTCAGCAACTCGCTGACTACTTTGGTGTTTCTACAGACTATTTAATAAAAGGTAATCATGATGATGCAATTTATGAAAATGTGAATATTGATTACACTAGAGTACCGTTGTACGACTCTATTTGTTGCGGAAACGGTGGCTTTGTAGATGACAATATAATTGATATGATTCCTGTGCCTTCTAAAGGCTTGAGTAAGTCAGCAAAATACTTTGCACAATATGCAAGTGGTGAAAGTATGAAAGATGCTGGTATCTCCGACGGTGATCTTCTTGTATTTGAGAAAGTGAATAAAGTGGATGATGGTGTTATTGGATGCTTCTGTACAGACACCAATACAGCAACATGTAAAAAGTATAAAGAGTTAAATGGGATAATCATGCTTCAGCCAATGAACGCAGATTATGACCCTATTATTGTTGATCCATTGAATAGCAATGTTAGATGCCTTGGAAAATTGAAGAAAGTTATCAAGGATTTCAACTGGGAAGATTGATGTGAGTTAAAAACCAATATTGAAGAAAGGTGGTGAAACAGATGAGTGATATTGATGTTAGAATTGGAAAGAAACTCCAAAAAATAAGAGAATCTAAAAATCTATCACTTAATGACGTTGGACTAAGAGTAGGCAAAGCAAGAAATACTATTCATGCATATGAAAAAGGAAAAATATCAATAAGTGTAGATACCTTAAATTCCATTTGCAATGTATTAGATTGTTGTTTCGTGGATGTATTGAATGAAATTGTACAAGAAATAGAAAAAGAAGAAAAATAAAAAAACTCCCCTGCTGCAACAGGAGAGTAATGACGATGAGGCACTGCAAATGCCTCGTAAAAGAACCATCTCATAAAGCCCTTTTACGTACTTTATTTTAACGCATAAAGCACGTTCAAGGCAAATATAAATGAAAGAACGTGATTTATTATGGCTGTAAGAAAAGATGAGAAAACTAAAAAATGGTATTTTTATGGAAAATATAAAGATCCAATAACAAATAACTATAAAGATTATAAAAGACGTGGATTCAGAACAAAGCAAGAAGCCAAATTTGCAGAGTCTGAATTTCTAAAAAACTTTCTTGCTGAACAAAAAGGAAACATCCTCATGTCTAGATTAATTGATGAGTATTTTTCACAGAAGAAAAAAGAAATGAAAAAGTCATCATACAATTCTCTAGTAAATAAAACCAACAAGCATATTAGACCTTATTTTAATAATATGATAATTAAGGATATCAAGCCAATACATATCAGAAAATGGAAAGATGAAATGAATGCAAAGAATCTTTCATTAAGATACAAAAGAGATATTTTCATTATGTTATCAACTATCTTTAATTTTTCTGAAAAGTACTACGGAACAGAAAACAATTGTCTAAAGCTTGAAGGAAATTTCAAAGACCCAACAGAGCCAAAAAAAGAAATGCTATTTTGGACTCTTGAAGAATTCGAGCAGTTCGATAATGTTATTGATGATCTAGAATATAAAACACTATTCAATTTCTTATATTGGACTGGATGTAGACGTGGAGAAGCCTTGGCACTAAATTGGAATGATTTTACATCTGGCTTCAAGACTGTAAAGATAAGAAAAACAATAAATCAAAAAATTAAAGGTCAACCATATGAAATAACAACACCAAAAACACCAGGTTCAAACAGAAACATACCTCTCCCAGAGCAGCTAATCAGCTTAATACAGAGGCTTTATGAATACAGCAAAGGAATAGAAGGATTCAACAATAATTGCTTTGTATTCGGTCTAGAAAAGCCTCTTAGTGATACAACAATTGAAAGAAAGAAAAATGAATATTGTAAGATAGCAAATGTGAAGCAAATAAGAATACATGATTTTAGGCATAGCCATGCAAGTTATCTTATTAATAACATGCCAAATGATCAAAATCTCATTCTGGCCATATCAAAAAGACTTGGACATTCAAGTCCAACTATAACTTTACAAGTTTATGCACATATGATGCCAAATGATGATGATAAACTATTAAATATCATGAATAAAAAATAAATTTTAGTCCATTTTTAGTCCATTATGAATATATAAACAAAAAAACCTCGATATAATCGAGGTAATTTTCTTATGGTGCGGGTGACAGGACTTGAACCTGCACGCCGAAGCACTAGATCCTAAGTCTAGCGTGTCTGCCAATTTCACCACACCCGCATCAAGATGGTGACTCGCAGGGGATTTGAACCCCTGACCCTCTGATTAAAAGTCAGATGCTCTGCCATCTGAGCTAGCGAGTCACTAATGGTGCCGACTAGAGGAATTGAACCCCCAACCTACTGATTACAAGTCAGTTGCTCTACCAATTGAGCTAAGTCGGCAAAAAAATGGTGGAGGTTAACGGGCTCGAACCGCTGACCCTCTGCTTGTAAGGCAGATGCTCTCCCAACTGAGCTAAACCTCCATATATGGTGACCGGTACGGGATTCGAACCCGTGAATGCATGCGTGAAAGGCATGTGAGTTAACCGTTTCTCCAACCGGCCACTGGCGCTTGAAGAGGGATTTGAACCCCCGACCGATCGGTTAACAGCCGATTGCTCTACCGCTGAGCTATTCAAGCACTTCAGAATGCTTGTTTATATTACCATGTGGTTTTAGCTTTTGCAACCCTTTTTTTGAAAAAAATGCATTTTTTTTATTTCCCTCAATTGTAAAATGAAACTGGAATTAAGGAATTGGGATAAAGGGGCATGCCCCTTTA